TCATAGCATAGATACCATCTTCTTTTATTGTAAACGATGTGCCATCTGTTGATGAATTAGTAACGGTTATTGCTGTACCTCGATTCCATACTGATGTTTCAATTCGTCTTATTTTTGTATTAGTTGATCCGTGTCCCGCACCTATATTTACATGTATTGAATGTTCAATCTCTGAAAACTTTTGTATCATCTGATAATTTGTACTATCATACGATTTAAAAACAACGGTAGTCCCGGTTGCTATTTTCATAGCTGTATTTGCACCTTTACCTAAATTCTTTCCACTTGCTGGGAAAATCTGTAGAATATTTGCCCCATTATTAAGAACAATTTGAATTGCCCCCGCTACGGCTGTTTTTAATGTAACTGTATCATCATCATTAGCAACCGTTGATATTTCGTTAAAATCATCCGTTAATGCTTGTTGTCCTTGTGTTTGTGTTGTTGATGCTGTTATACCAGCGGTAGTTCCATCTTCAACACTTGTGGACACTACTAATTTATCAAAATACCCTGTTGCCCATATAGCAGTAGACGTACCAATGTTAAATGTATTATTGGTAAATGTTCCTGAACTGGACATAGGGACTATATCACCTTCAACAGCATCAAAATTTGCATTTACATCTACCGCTGATGCGGTTGTACTATTTGCAAATGTGTTCCATGTACTTGTTGCCATTTTAACCTCCTTGTAAGATTTCTCTTAAATAAAATCCTGATTCCATACGGTCAAGATTATGCTCAAATCCGATCACTGTATAATTACCTCTTATTTCAAACACGTCTCCGCCACCTCCGGCTCCCCATAAAGAATCACCCCATAAGAAATTTCCCCATAATGACCCCGTTGTTGCAACATCTTTTGAAACGTAATCCATTTCAACACGATCAAATAATCGTAAAGCGGGTATAAATTTTGAGGATATTTTGATCTCTTTTTTAGCTTGTGATGTTTCGTTATTTATTGTGGTTAAAAGGGTGTCGGCTGTTGAAGTATTTAACCATGTATTTTCAAAATCATAGGTGCGTTGACCATAAATAAATGATGTTGATGAGTCCCCAACATCCCATGATTCCTCTTTTATTCTGTAAGAAGTTTCAGTATCTGCTTCATTAATTTTAACACGTAATCGTGTAAAAATCTTGCTTGTCGTTTCCTTATATTCATTAATTGATTTTATCGTATGCCCATATTCGGTGTTCGCTGTGCCTACGCCTGAGAATTTCCATGCTGTAGTTGATTGATTGCTTGTTCTGTCTCTAAAATGGAATGTTCCGTCTGGATCAACCCATACCGCTTTAGCTTCTGCCTCGGCAAGCCGCGTCATTAAATCCCATATCGACATGTCGATTGCCGTTGTTGTGTTCAAATCGGGGTAAACCGTTGTAGTTGATTGAATATCCCAAGCACCAGTACTAATCAAGTCTCCAAATATAGATACACTATTCGCATCTACTAAATCACGTATTTTTATAATAATATCGCTTGCCGTTTGTGATCCAGTAATCCCACTAAGTCTTGTAGCGGGAACATCCTCAAAAATACTTAACATAGGCTTTACGGGTAAAAGAACTTCATTTTTAGCATTTAAGATTATTTCATCTGTTAAAACACCTAGGAAATTAGCTGAGTTTACGGGGCTACGTCCCCATAAATCATTGCCCCATAAAAATTTCCCCCAACGCACTGCGTCTCCTGGGACTTCCACCCCATCATCATCAACATAGCCTGTTTCTATAAATACCTTAGTTTTGTAAGGGGTTAAAAATGTATTCCATAATGACGAACTATCATCTTTAGTATTAAATTGGCCATCATCATTTCTTACCCTCAATGTTAAACCATTTAAACGAAATGAATTAAATCTATGGACTTCCGTTTCAGTTCTTATATGCCCCCAAGATTTAATTTTATTCGTTATATCAAACCAATCAGTTTCATATCCGGCACTCGCACCAGTCAATCTACGTTTGATCGATGCCCGCCTAAATACTTCCGCTGTGTTCTTTTTCGTTATTTGACGTGTAAGTGTCATCGTCCGGCGGTTTCCTGTAGTTCAATAATTCCAGTAAACCCATTACCAATAATATTCGATGTCAATTTATGAAAATTAAACCCATTCGTCCAATTCACTTCATACATATTCCCATCCCATCCGCTTTCAGTGGGGAACGGGAAAAATTGAAGTGATGCTCTAGATTTGTAGGCGGTTCGAAGTTCGGAACGGTCGGCACTGGATACAAAAGGAACTTTTACTGTTGCTCTAAATTTATCCGCTAAAAAATAACGAACTGTACCCCCATCGCTCATCTGATGAATAAAGTTGGTTTCTACAATCTGCGGATCATATTCATCAAATGATGGGTTTTGTGTAAATCGATGATAAGAATCACCTATATAATATTCACCTAAGCTTTTTTCTGAGCTTGCTGTCATAGCTTCGTTCGCTTTAATAGATATACTGCTTACTGTTTGAGTAGACACTGACCAATATTGGGATGTCTCACTATTCGCTGTATATTGAATAGTGCTAGTACTATATCCCGTTAATGTGAACGTATTCGTTGTTGTCCCATCATAGAATATACTAAAGTCCTTTAGATTGTGTCTGGCTAAGGCAATACGAGAAACTACGGTCGAGGTATTGAATGTAACTAAAATCGTAGTTGCAGTCGTGCTATTATAACCATTTGATGTATATTTTGTGTCATTATTACGATCAATCAAGTTTTTGACTGTAGCACTATTGCTATCAACTGTGATAATAGATGTGGTATTTACAAAATTGGATTTATCAAGCTCCATATTAAACATAATCAACCCTCTTAATTAAATGCGACACTTTGATTATTCCTTTTGAGCTTAAATAGTTCCTCATCAATTTTTATAGCGAAGTCTCTAGCCTGTGCCTGATCGCCAAGAACCGCCCCTGTAAACGTAATATTTACATTATTTGCCCCGCCGCCAACTTGTCCCGATGATATTGCATTAAATAAATTTGATTGTTGGGCTTTATTTAAAATCATCTCGCCTGAATTTACTAATGCTGGCACACGATCCCCTGAAAAACTTGATCCAGGAATAATACCCCCATGTGAATATCCAACAATCCCACCAGAAGAATAACGGTCGGATTCTTCTAAAAATCTTTTCCTCTCAAGCTCTCTATTCATATCCATTAACTCAAAAACAACTTTTTGTATTTGTCGTGCTGTTTCTGACCATTGGTCATTTGCAAAGATAATTTCTCTTGAGAAATCACGCATTTTATTTGTAATGTTCACAATCATTTTTGAGTTTTTGTTCATATTCTCTGTGATGATATCGTTAATAATTCTCAAGGTATCCTCATAAATTGCATTAATTGTTTCTATATCTCTTTTTATTTTATTAAATGCTTCCTTAACCGATCGGTTAAATTTATCTAGTGATTTTTGGGAACGCAATAACGTTTCTGAGAATCGATCTTGTGTAAAAATTCCAAATTCATCAATGATTTTCTTTTGTTCTTCTATTGATTCTTTTTGAATCTCCTCAATATTCGCTTGTGCTTTTTTATTATCTGATACTTTTTTTGATAACCGTTTATCTTCCAATCCAGATATTTTTAACTGAATTGCATTTATTTTTTCATTATGTTTAGATTCAATATTGGATAAATCGTTTTTGCTTTTAGAAAACAAGCCCTTTATTTTCAACATGGCTTTTTCAGCCTCAAATTTTGCAATTAAAAATGTTTCTTGAAATTTAAGCTTTATTCTTTCAAGTATATTTGTTATCCCCCCGAGTTCTTGCATCCTAGTTTTTATTATATTCACAGCTTTAGATGCGAACCCACTTTTAACAGCTATAAATCCTATCCCAGACGCAATCGCTGTAATCCCTGCAATAATTGGTGTGCTAGAAACTAATAAAAATGCAAATCTTAAACCTTTTAAAGCAGTTGTTGAAATAGTAACAGCAATAGAAAATGTTTTAAGTGCGATAGCTGAAATGCCAAGCGTTGCCGTCAATACTCCTATTGCAATGGCTAAACGGCGTACAATTCGATCATTATTTGATATAAATTCAATTAATGATTTTAATCGATGTGTTATTGCTTGTATTTGTGGTTCTAAAACGAATGCTATCTTTTCTGCTAAATCACCTAATAAATTTTTTAATTGAATAATCGATCCTAATCCTTTAGCTGCTGCCTCTGCTTGTCCGCCAAAAACTTTCGTAATATTTTTAATTGCCATTTCAGCACGTTCCGTACTACCAACCGCCCCTTTAACCTCAATTCCATAACGGGTAAGTGCGTTAGTGCTTGATCCCACAGACTTTGCCACAAGGTCTGCCGCCGCTTGTAAATCCATCCCTTTTGCTGATGCAAGATCAAGTGTAGCCTTTGTTAATTTCTTTAAAGTTTTACCCTCAAATCCAAAAGCAGCGATTAATGATTGAGCCGATATGATGGCTTCATCTCCGAATATAGTTAATGATTGCAATTCTGATGCATATTTTTGTAGGTCTAAACTTGCAATCTCTGAAAAATTACCTGTATTTTTTAGAGATTGATTCAATTTATTTATTGCAAGTTGTTGAGTTCTTGCGTTTTTTATAGAAACCCCTAAAATACCCGATAAAGCCGTAAATCCTAATGCTGCTTTATTAGCTGCGACACTTGCTGTTTCTCCAAACTTTTTAATTCTAGATTGTACCCCTTTAATACCTTTCGATATTTTATCTTTAAGATCAATAATAACGGATATTTTTTCTTTATTTGCCATAACTTTTACCTTTTATTAAATTTCTCATACTCTCGCTTTTCTTTTTCAATTCCAGTATTAGCAATAAGTAAATTGAAAGATAAGTCATTAATATTTTTTGAAAGTAAATCACTCGGTAAAACACCATACCGTTTTGAAATCACATCATAAATCAAGGCTTGATCCTTTGAAATATATTTAATGTCTTCTTTTTTTTTATAGCTAATGAATGTTCAATAATATAAGAATAAACTTTATTAGCTAACATGAAGTTACCTAATAATTTTTCGATTTTATTTTCTATATTTTCAAATTCATTATCAATGCCAACAATCGCTTTTTTAAAAATTGATTCCCATGATTTTCTTATTTCTGAAAGCGTTAAAGAATTTTCTTTTTGTTTATCATAAAATTTTTCTGCCTCCATTTGCCATTGAGAAATCGGGATACCATCTTTACCCAAACAATCACCGGGCGTTATTTTTTTAATATCGAATTTAACACCCGATATTTTATGTGTAATAACCCCCATTATTTTTCTATCGGAACGGCTTAATTTTGCCAAGTCTAATATCCCGATACATCATTTAACAATGTGGCCTTAATATCTGCGTTGGTTGTTGTTGGGTCTTCACCTGATCGAATCGCTGTTATTTCAGGCTCTACCATTAATGTATCTGCCCCTGTGACTTCGTGATCCCCTGCGTTATAGAAAACTTTGGGTAGTACAATATCCAACTTAAAATTTTCAGCAGCGGTAATACTAGCCCCTTCTAAGACTAATTTAACTGAACCTGAACTATTTGCCGTGAACCGATCGTATACGGTCGTGGTATCGACACGCATCGTTAATATTAATGATACATCCCTCATCCCTGGGGGTAATACAGATAAAGCGTTAGAACCAATCGCCCGGCTATTATTATCATTTACTAAATTGTTATTTACAGTTAATTCAAATCCTACAATCGTTTCCGCTGCGGATGATGTCAATGAGGCTTCTGTCCCGGCATATTGTAGTTGCCCATCTGTATATAAAAATGGACGAGCCGTTGAAAATCCGATTGCACTATCTGCAATAGCGGTAGTTGTAGTTCCTGCTTTCCCGATTAGATCATAACTAATCGATACCGGACTCCCAATCTCGCTACTAATTGTCATTTGATTTACACGACACCCTACGTATCTCCGTGAAATTGTTGATCCTTTTCTGGCATCGATAGTCAATGATGTACCGCTACCAACATTTAATGTTTCACCCACTGTTAGAGAATGGGTAAATGCCGTTGAATTGGTTGTTGAATTTCCGGTAGTAGTTACCGCTGCACCTAAAGCGTGTAAAAATAAGGGAATACCATCCACTGGATGAAAATCCATGTCAATAGTCCCATCCACGTTCTGATTTAATTGGAATCTACGCCCATAAGATCGGGTTGAATTAAACCCCTCACTTTTTTGTTCGTCAAATTTCTGTGTAATGGAATTACTTTTAAACTCGATTGCGTGTGTTGAAACTGCCGAAGTTGCCGGTGTCCCGTACACGGTTTCTGTTGCTATTGTTAAGGCTGATCGATAGCCTTGTTCTGCACTGTCTCCGATTGCCATTAGTTGTCACCATCCTTAGTTATTGGCTCTTTTGGCATTAATTTAGATTTCTTTTTTGGCTCTTTGACTTTTTCCCATAATCGGGCTTTACCTATTTTCATGCGTAAAAATGTTTCTGATAACTCTGTATCTTTTAATTCAATAATATTTTTATCGGGATCATGATTAGGGAACTGCCTACCCAAATATGATCGCTTCATTTTACTTACATATTTTAATTTCAATTTAAGGCTCCTGTACTTATTAAATTTTTTTCTCTTAGTTTTTTATCTTCCTGTAAATCTCTGCTAAATTGTAACTTTGCATAATTGCCATCCTCTTTCATCTGATAATGTATGACACATTCATTGATTAATGCGTTTTCATTACTCATTAATTCTTTCGCTTTATTAAATGAATGTTCATCTTGAACTACCATTTTTTTATTCATTACAAGTGCGAGTTCTTTTTGTGTTAGTTCTCGCTTATAGCATGGGATTGCTTGTAACTGATCTTTTAACCGTCCTAACAATGGCAAGTTTAAAATCCCTTTTTCACTTGCATTTATTACCTTATTTGCCCCAATAGCCTTAGTTACCCATTCGAATAACCACCGACAGGAAAATGATAAATTATGGCTAGTTGATGCAAGCCTCCCATGAATATCCATCATTCGTATTTGATTTAAATAGAAGTTTTTCACGTGGTGATTATCATCTGAGTAAAAATTCCCACCAATATCAAATGAAAAGTCATATCCGCATAAAATATATTTGTCATATTTAAGCACCGAAGATGCATATACAATCAATGAATTTGAAACGTTAGAACCCGCTGGTATACAATCGTTAATACCACTAATTGAACCAAATTCTTTTTCAGATTCGATGTTATCTTTGTTTACGTAATACGTTTTTGGGCCGAGCCAGTTGATACCCCAGTTTGGATTCGTGCATACGTTAGATATTAAGCATATATCCTTGGTATAAGAAATCCACTTTTCACAATAATTTTCGTAAGATATCTTGGCATCTGCTACAAAAACAAAATCGGGGATAATCCCTCGATCCATTAAGATACCAAACGATTTATCAACACATATAATATCAATCTTGTTTCTATATTTTATGATTGTATCAATATGTTTATCGAGTGACGGCCCAGTCGCTATACATAATGCGACTTTACCGATCCCCTTATATCTTAATTCATCCATCATTATTTTAGGTAATGTCCCGTTAATTTGTGAGTTCCTACGCCATAAATCACCCCACATTGCATAAGCTCTTTTACTTTGTTCTAGTGATTCTTCTTTTGATACTTTTGTCACTGTTTTACCTCCTAATTAATTGAAAACTTTTTAAATTCACCTTCAAGCCGTACTGCTGACAAATATATTCCATCTCCATCTTCTATATATGCATCTGCAAATTGGACACGTGGGAATATACAGGAATCCCAACCATCTGCCCCTTGAACTTGTGTATTTGTTCTAAAAATTGTTTCAATATTTCGTGATAGTAGTTGAGCTTCTTTATCTGATGAATCGATCCCATCTTGTTTATAGACAAAGGCATAAACAAATATCGAAGTCGTTACATCTCTACGTATATCTGTTGTACCCGCCCCTATAGATCGAGTCCCTAAATTTGAAAAATCCTCATCTTTACCAATTAACTCAAAATTAATTCTTGGGTATTCAGTCGCATAACCAGGTATTTTTTGAGGGTCCCCGATAACTACACGATTATGTATATTCTCTGATGCAATAGGATAGTCCACGGTCATAGACGAGACTAAATCAGATACGGTCGCCGTTGCCGATAAAATCGAATGAGCTTTTTCTAGTAATGCTCTGTAATCATATGCCATTAGCGTTCTCCAATGTGGAATTTACCCACCATTTTACCGATAAGCTTCATTGCATCTTTAGAAATCCATAAAAATTTACGTTGTGGAATTTTAACGCCGTGAGGTGTTCTCCCGCCCTCGTTATGGATTTTGGCATATTTAAGGTTCGTAAAAACGCTTGCCGTTGTCTTTGTATTTTTTAACATGATCGATGCTCGTAGAAGACCAGTATCCTGTAAAATTTCTTGACTGCCTTTCCGCCGTCTTTTCACTGTTGATAATCTTAGGGCTTGCCATCTAATATCGGGGCCAGTTTCACGCTTAAAATGATCCATGACATCCTTATGCATGACTATGGCTACTTTACCTGTTAGGGGGTTTTTATTCGTAGCGTTTTCACGCATTTTTCTAAGTCGCTTATTAAATCGTTCGATTTTAAGTTTAATTTTTATATCCGTTTTTGGCATTTAGGTTCGATCTCCTGATATATCGTCTAATTGATCGGGGTCAATTTGCCAAGATGTCGCCGTGTCTAATCCAAAAATGGGTGTGTATTCCTGAACATTACTTTTAATTCGATCTCTGGATGATCGCTCACCAATCAAATTACCAGACGTGTCAACTAAATCCAGTTTCCTATTTCGAATATCCATTAACATATCCATAGAATTATCGACTAGGTTTACTTGCCATTCGGACGTATTATGCGAGTCCCGCATAAATGAGGTTCGATAGGTATATCCCGCACTCAAATCCTCGGCAATAGTGATGATAATTGGGGGAATTGTGGCACTAGTAAACGGTAAGTCGTATCGTCTTGCTAACGTTGAATTTATAACCCCCTCGGCCCGTGTGATATTGTCACCAAGAACCGTATCAAAAGATGTCGAGCTTTGGGGAAAGCCTGGATAGCGTTGCTTTAGCGATGTTGATGTCGCATAAGCTCCCATATTATTCTTTCTCTACACTGATTAAACGTCTACGACTCCCCTTTTTGGTTTTGGTAATCTCGATTTTTTTAAAAAAGGTTTGTCCTTTATGATTCCGGTATTTTTCTATGATTACTTCCTGGGATTTAATTTTATCATCAAATGAATTAGGGTTAGGTCTACCCGGTATTTTTTTAGATTCAACGACTGTCTTTTGCCCAAAATCATCCGTTACAACATTTGTGACTGATGAGCTCTCAACATATAAATCATATAATTCTGAATAAGAGCCATCTGAATTAAATTCAAGTCCAATCTCTTCTAGTTTTTCAATTAACTGTGACTTGCTCAATCTTGCCATTTTTTTACTCCTTATCGGGGGCTGGAAATCAGCCCCCATACTCTTTAGGTTATGATACCCCTCGAACTAAATAAGCTGCTGACGTTGCCACGGGCTTAGTAACGAAGAATGAGTTGACCTCTATCCAGTCACCTTCTCGTTCTTCATCACGATACTTTTTAACAGAAAATGGCATCTCCCTACGCTCAGACTTAACGAATGTTTTCACTGCCGATGCGGATTTTAGGCTTGTTGATTGATCCAGATAGCCAATCCATGCGTCCGTTGCCCAAACATAAGACATTGACGCAGCTGCACCTTCTTTTGCCGTATTGTAAACCGCTTGTCCAATATTCAATCGAGGAACGCCAAAAACTGAGGCTATTAACTCCTCTGATATGATGGCCCTTTCGCTATACTTGATTCGCTCCAAAATATTGGGGTGATTTTGCAAACCCTGAAATGCCTCAAATCCAGTAATGACATTTGTAGGTTTCCGTCCTGAGTTTTGGAGTAT